ACATGGCTCGCCTGAGCGATCAGGCGAGCCATGTAGGCCGCTGACCGGTCGACCTTGGATGGGTCCTTGCCGGAGAACGCGCCCCCACCATGAGACCCGAGCCCGCCGTAGGTGTCGACCATGAGCTTCCGGCCCGTCAGCCCGGTATCGGCTCGCGGCCCGCCCTCAACGAACCGACCCGACGGATTCACAAGAATTTCGGTGTGCTCGTCTATGGGTAGGTAGGTCTGGCAGGCCGGGGCCACAATCAGCGAGCGCACCTCACGCTCCAACACGGCCAGATCCTTGCCCGCCTCATGCTGCACCGAGACCACGACGGTCTCGACGGCGGCGGGGGTACCGGTGTCGTCATAACGCACACTCACCTGGGCCTTGCCGTCCGACTTGATCCCGCAGATCGTCCCCTCGACCTGGGCAGTATCGAGACGCTCGCAGATGCGATGTGCCAGGACGAGCGGGAGCGGGAGGCGTTCAGGGGTCTCGGCGGTGGCGTAACCGTAGACCGTGCCCTGATCGCCAGCCCCCTGCAACGCGAACGCCGAACTATCACCACCGCGTGCCTCCAGCGAGGTGGTGACCCCGGCGTTGATGTCGCTCGATTGGCGGCGCGTCCACACGTAGATCAGGATCCCGAGCGGACTGTATCCGGCACGCGCGAGGGCGGTGCGCACAGACTCCCGGATACGCGGGCGGTGGTTGGTGGTGATTTCGCCGGTGACGATGATCCGCCGACCGGCTGCCATCACCTCCACCGCCACCCGTGCGGCCTTGTCGTCGTAGAGGATGTCGTCGAGGATCTGGTCGGCGATCTGATCGGCCAACTTGTCCGGATGACCAGCACACACAGACTCGGCAGTACGAATCGAACACATAAGCACACTCGCTTCCACGAATCGGAGGGGAACAAGAAAGCGTCCACCCCACTAGAGGGTGGACGCGAAGATCATGAGGGGCGGTTAGGAGCGGGCGTTGAGCAGCTGCTCCATCACCTCGTCGCCGGGCGTGGTGCCCGCGTAGTCGGTGGTGCAGGGGGCGCGCACGATCTCGTAAATCTCGTACCAATACACATTCGCCTGCTTCCCGAAACTCTGGGACATGGCGACAAACGGGCTGGCGATGGCGGCACCGGTGGTGGGGTGCTTGCCGAGCAGGCCGAACTTGGAGATCGCCTGCTCGCACTGCACATACCGGGCAAACGCCTGCGCATACGCCTCAATCAGGCGAGGCGCCACGAATTGGGAACCGCCACGTTGATCGAGCCACTGCCACGTCTCCCGATAGACGAGGTCAGCGCCAAGCGGTTTGCCGTCACGCTGAATCTCCGACAGATAGTCCGATGGTTCGGGCATCGTCTCCCCGGCAAGCACCGCACCGTCGCCAATGTCATTACCTGCGAAGTCGAAGGGTTCGTTGAGCGGGTCTTCCAGGCGGGTGGCGGGGCGTCCGGCGGCGAGTTTCTCGCCCAGCGGGCCGGGCTTCGCGCCTGCACGCACGCGGCGTCCGCCCCTGTTGGTGCCGTCTTTGGCCATGGGTCGCCTCCCCGCCGTAGAATCGTCATGGTTTCGGTGCTGAAGTCCACGGGAGGTGTGAGTGGTTGAGTCTTTAAAACTATTCGTTCGGACCTACGTGTATTGGGTAGGGCTCATCCTTGGCTTCGCGATAGTGCCCGGTTCTCTGCTCTTCACTGCTGAAGTCGCCCCGGTGAACACTCCATTGTGGCTTGCACCTTTCGCCGGGCTGCTGCTTTTTGTCATTGATCGGCCATCAACATGGGAGCCGCCGCTCTGGCGAGCATTACTGATCCGAGTATTGGGTGCAGGATTTGCAGCCACCATGCTCATCGCGTTTGATGCAGTTGCTTCCACCCACTATGGATCTCAACACTGGAGTGAGACGCTCCTATCTTTCGGTCTCGGTTGGATTGTCTTCACGGTAGTGGCAGGACACATGCTCATGAGCAGCTCCGCCCGATTTGGCACACCTGCTCACACGATCAGGGACGCGATCCGTACCTACACGACATGGATAGGAATCTGCTTCGGGATTTTCTATATCCCCGCCGCGGGACTCTCCGCAGCTGGCACTCTTTTGATGGTTCTTCCGCTTTATGGAACGTTCCTCGCCGGCCTGGTTCTTTTGATAGTTGACCCGCCACGACGATGGCCGCAACCGCGAGTGAAGGCACTGTGGATACGACTCTTGTCAAGCGTGGCAGCAGCATTACTACTTGTTGTCACGAACTCGTTCTATCGCAGTACTCGCACACACGAGATTTTCGTCGGGGACTGGCAGGAAAACCTGGTCTTCTTCGTGGGTGCTTGGGCACTTTATGCCGCAGTGGCTGGGGCCAGGTATCTTACGCCTGGCCCCAGCCACGAAGCAGATGACAAACTCAGTAGATGAATTCAGCTAGAGCTTGACATGCTGCCCTCTTGGTTTCTTCGCTAGGCTCAACGCCCGAGTAGCCGTATGCCCCATTGGAACCGTCTGTGAGAAGGCCAACGTATCTGTCATCCAATGGGCCATCAATTTCTGCAAAGAACTTGTCCTTTGCGGTTCCTCCGTCGCTTGCACCAACACTCTCAGAGATCGCCTTGAATCGCTGCAATAGCGAAACTGGATTGTTGTAGTAGCTCCTCAGCGTTCGGGACAGAAGGTTGGGGTCGTCGGCTCCCGAGCCTTTCAGCATCGCAGCCAGTTTGATCGCATCCCCGTCGCTACACAGGTCGGAGTAGTTGCAGTTGTTCGGCAGATCATTGGGGATGGTCAAACCTTGAAGTCCGCTGTGATTCTTATAGTTATCCCCTTGGCCAACAAGAGCCCTTGCTATTGCAATAATGTTTGAGCCGGGATTCAGGTCAACAACCTTTTGAATCGGACCGAGCGCTGAAGCTAAGTCACCCGCCCATCCCGTCCACTTATCAGGAACGAGCGGGTTGAGGTTGATGTAGCCCAGGGTGGTCACGCTCATATGCGGGATATCTACTGCACCACCTGCGGGGTCCGTCCATTCTTGTCGATCGGAGCGAATCCACTTATTCAAGGCAGAGATTATCTGAGACGCTTGAGTGTCATCTTCCAGCCTTTTCGCGTCCGCCTCCCGATATGCTTCAGCTGCCGCGGACCACTTTGCGCTTCCCTTGAGGTAGACCGTTGATAGGTAGTTGAGGACACATCGCCAAGTCGGAACTTTGACCCAAGTAACGTAGCTGCCGGATGTGATCGGATCCTCTCCGAAAGCGTAGTCCTTATAGACCACGCGCAATTCCTCGAACCGGCTCTCAAGCGCTTCGATCAGATCGAGAAAATCTAGAGCGTCGTAATTCACTGGCTGCGCGTGGCGCACCGACGAATCGGCTGACATGCGACCCGAATATGCCACGCGGTCAAGATCCCATTTCCCCCGATATCCACTGATTTCGTGGAACTGATCAAATACCCAGTTGTCGGGGATGGGGAAACCGAGATTACCTGAGAATCCGGTAGACATGTCAGAAACGAATGATGCTACCGCGTATCCAGCCTGAGCTATCCGGGTGCAGATGTTTCGCGAGGCGTAGATACCCACTCGGTAGCCGCCGCCGAGGCTTTGCGTTACTGCCTTGAAGTAGGGCAGGATGTGGCTGGTCACCTGAGGATCCGTGGCATCGTAGTCAACGGCGAAGTAGATCACTGTAGGTGGAACACCAAGTCGTTGGGCAGCGGTTTGGGCCTCTTTCGCATGACGGTGCCCATTTTCGACACTAAAGTACTTAAGTTCAGTTGAGTACTCTTGAAAAATTGGGAAATACTTCAGCCCATGACCAACGATTCGCTCTAGCTCGCCTGTGCGGAGCGCCTTGAAATAGTCTGCCTCAGACTTACTGCTTTGGTTGGGTTCACTGAGATAGCGGCCTACGATCTGATAACCATCAGCCTTAAGATGTCCAGCAAGCTCGTCAGTGATCTCAAAGCGCGTATCGCAAGCCACACATGGCCGATTGGGGTCGCCTTTAGAAGTGAGCAGGCTCATCCATGTGGTTGGGTCGACCACCCCGGTCACTGGCAAGGCGTGTGCTTGCTGGAACTGCCACAGCGTGTTGCTGATTTCGCTGTTCCACGTGCTGGTCGGCAAAATGGAGTAGCCGTTGCAGACCAGACTCACAGTGGCTAGCCATACCCACTGGTTAGTGCCGCTACTAATTGTCCGTAGTTTGGAGCGAGTGCCTGCACCAAAATTCCCGGTGGCTTCGGCAGTTGTGTATCCTTCGATTGCTTGGAGGACCTGGATTAAAGCCGTGTTCATTTCACGCCCGTACAAGCCATCAGTGGGAATGATCCCTGTGTAGTTCTTGTACCCACGGTTAATCGCTTGCTGTGCCTGACGAATAGCTGTCTTGCCGCCGTAGGCAGAGAGTAACCGGAACTGTTTCATTGACAGAAGCGCCATCATTAGTTCAACATCGACCGTTGCGCTCGTATCGCCAAGGCCAATATCGACTTTCATCTGGCGAATAGAGTCGGCCACGTGGTCGGTAAACTCAAGAGTGATGCCACCGTATTCGGCTCGATATCCCTTGCACCACAAGGCTCCTTGAATAATCCCATGAACATTGTCGTAGCCAGAAGTTTGAGTAATGCCGTTTGGCCAACGAGACTTGAATCGAGACTGTGTTCCAGAACCGAAATTGTTTGCCGTCGCTGTAATACCCAGTTCGATTTGCAGAGCGCGGATGAGTGCGTTGATTGTATCCCAGCCAGTGTTACCGGTTTCTTGGACTGAGCCGAACCCAGTTTTATTGCCGTAAGTCGAATTCAGCCACTGCTGAGTTTTCAGCACCATTTGATCTGCCATGATTCCTCCTTCAGAAATCAGTTGTTAACTCGAGGCAGGCGAACACCTGCCACGGAGGGGTCCAGAACACCGGATGAGAAGCTCCGAGTTTTTTGCCCTCGCCTGTACGTCACCGGGAAACCCGAATCCGGACGGCAAGAGCGAAACTTCGCGAGTTTCATCCCTCACTGGTACTGCCGACGAAGCCCGAAGTGTTAATACCCTGTTTGATTCTGGGACTTTGCGCGCGGTTGGCCCCGCCCGCTGACCTGTCCGAGCGTCGTAGAGATCGAGAGGCCCCAACCCCCTCGCCAGCGCCGCCAGGTTCCCCCGTGTCTGCCGATCAGCACCGAGGTGGGCATCTTTGAGGTTTCGCAACCTCGGCGCGACGTGGCGCGACGTGGCGCAGATTTCAGTAGGTGTAGATCCTCGGGGTCTGCCTCCACCGGTCGCCGTCGAGCGCCGACTGGCGGGAGTGGCACGGCTTACACAAACTGCGGAGGTTGGCCTGGTCATGGGTGCCGCCGTGCTCCAACGGGATGACGTGGTGGACTTCCTGCGCCGGGGTGTACCGGCCAGCCGCGAGGCAGTCCTCGCACAAGGGGTGGGCGGTGATGTAGGCGGTACGAATCTTGCGCCAGCGGGCCCCATAACGTCGGTTGATCTTCGGGTCACGCTGCCACTTGCGGTAGCGCTCGTCCTCCGCCTTGGCGTGGGCTTCGCAGAAGCGGGCGTGGGTGAGGTTCGGGCAGCCGGGCTGGGAACACGGACGGGCAGGCTTGACCGGCATCACGCACCCCTTTCCCGGACACGGCAAAGCCCCAAGGCACCCAGCCGATGACCGGGCTTGCCCTGGGGCTTTTCCTACTTTTCAACCACCTACATCATTGCAGGCCCGAAACCCTAAATGCATCCGCAGTTCTTGACACCTTTTGGCGGCTAGGTTCACGCGGCCTGCCCATACAGCGCCGACGCCAGCCGGGCGAGCGCCCGAGACTTCTTCTGGTAGGCGCTGGTGCGCTCCACGTAGAAGTGGTCACACACCGTTTGCACCGCCTCATCCTGGGTACCGTCGCCGAGGAAGAATGCTTCGAGCACGAACCTGTCGTCGTCGGTGAGCAGCTGCCAGGCGGGCAGGAACCACGCCATGTACTCACGCGCCTGGGCGTAACGGGCACGGTAGATGTCGATCCGATCCAACGTGGCCGCCACCCGCATCTCCCCAGCATGCAGATCCGTGTGGCGGGGCATCCCGTCGAGTTTCGATGAGGCTGGGGTGGTGACGTCGTCGTAGGCGGTCTTGATCTGCTCGTCGGTGGTGTCGATGATCTGCTCCATCACGGCGAAGTCCTGCAATGCGCTGATGGCTGCTTTGCGGGTGTCGAGGTATTTGGTCATCACATGCATGACGACTCCTTCCTGCTTATGGTTGTGAGTTCGGTGGCGACCGCGTCGATCAATGCGGCCTGGGTCATGTCCTTCGCCTCCAGCGCCTTGAGGACGGCTTGGTCGAGGGTGCCGGTGGCGGTGAGGTGGGTGATGGTGACAGGCTCGGCCTGTCCTTGTCGATACAGCCGGGCGTTGGTCTGCTGATACAGCTCCAAGCTCCAGGTCAGCGAGAACCACACGAGCAGGTGGCCACCGGACTGCAGATTCAGTCCGTGCCCAGCGGAAGCGGGGTGGATCAGGCCAAGCGGGATGTCGCCCCGGTTCCACGCCTCGATGTCCGCCGACGTCTTCAGTTCGCGGGCTTGTGGGAAGCGACGCTGGATGCGTTCGCGGTCGTGTCGGTACCAGTAGGCGACGAGGACGGTTTGGCCGTTGGCGGCCTCGATGATGTCTTCGAGGGCATCGAGTTTCGCCCCATGCACCTCGACCGTATCGCCGTGCTCGTCGTAGATCGCACCCGAGGCGAGCTGCAGCAGCTTGCCCGACAGCGCGGCTGCGTTCGCCGCATCCACCACCTGCCCATCCAGATCAACCACCAGGTCGGCCTTGAGCTGCTCATACACAGCTCGTTCTCCGGCTCCGAGCACCACGGGCGTGGTCGTCACCGTCAGATCAGGCAGCGTGAGGTGGTCGGTGGTGCGCATTGACAACGTCATGTCGGCGATAGCGTCGTAGATTTCCTCCTCAGCGCCTGCCCTCGGCTTGTACGTGAACACCTGCATCCCGTTGCGCTTATCCGGCAGGAACCACTTGTCGCGGTAGCGGGTGATGAATCTGCCGAGGCGTTGGCCGCCGTCGAGGAGCCGGAATTGCGCCCAGATGTCCATGAGCCCGTTGGAGGCGGGGGTGCCGGTCAGGCCGACCCAGCGCTTCACGTGTGGGCGCATTTTCACCAACGCCGTGAACCGCTTCGCACGGTGGTTCTTGAAGCTGGAGAGTTCGTCGATGACGACCATGTCGAACGGCCAGCTATCGCCGTACTGTCTGACGAGCCAGGGGATGTTTTCCCGGTTGATGACGGTCACCATCGCCGACTTGGCCAGCGCGTCGAGCCGGTCAGCTTTGGTGCCGACCGCGACCGCCACCGATAGACCTTGGAGGTGGTCCCACTTGGCTACTTGTGCTGGCCAGGTGTCGCGGGCGACCCGGAGTGGCGCGACGACGAGCACCCGGCTGACGGTGAAGTAGTCGAGCAGCAGCTGCCAGATTGCCGTCAGGGTGATGACACTCTTGCCGAGTCCCATGCCCAGGAGGATCGCCGCTTCGTGGTGGTCGAGGATGAACCGCGTGGCGGTCTGCTGGTAGTTATGCGGCCGGTAGCGCATCAAGCACCTCCTTGATGCCGTCCACCGAGTCAACGACCAGCGCGGTGAAGCCGTGGGCGGCCAGTTGGCTCATCCGGCGGCGTTGGATCGGCCGAGGCTTCTTGCCGGGGGCTTTCACTTCGACGAAGACGACCTGGCCTCCCATCAGGCATAGCCGGTCAGGTACGCCCGTGGTTCCAGGGCAGACAAGCTTCCAGCACAAGCCGCCGGATGCCTCAACGGCCTTCTTGAGCTGGGCTTCAATGTGGTGTTCGTTCATGGTCACTCCTTGAGTGGTTTCCCACGGGGGTGACGACTGGTGACGGGTGGATCTGGACTTTTCTAAAGGAGATATTTTTGTGGCCTTAGTAATAGTTCAATACTGATCGTCACCGGTCGT